TACAAACCCTACAATTAAAAACATTTGACCTATATCAAAAATTTGGTACTAATTATCAATCAAAAAGTTTAGTACTACTTGACATATCAGATAAAGCATTAAAGAAAAGAGGTCAATGGCCTTGGAAGAGAGATCAACTAGGTCGTGTTATAATTAATGCTTATAAGAACGGTGCCGCTGTAGTCTTTTTGAATGTAGTTTTTGTACATAAAGATAGATTAGGTGGCGATGAGATGTTTCTTAAAATGATCTCAAAGTATCCTGTTATCTTAACAGAAACTAAAGACGCAAAAAATCTAAAAAGTATAGAAAGAAAAGCATTAGCAGTAGGTGACGTAGAAGTACCTATTGATGTTGATGGTACAATACGAAAATTACCGCTTGACAAATCTGTCCCAAGTGTTATACTAGACATTATAAAGTTTCCTAAACCTAAACAAGATAATATATGGATTGATTTTAGACACGATATACCTAGAATAGATTACACAGATAAAGACTGGTCATCTATAAAAGGTAAGATAGTATTCATAGGTACAACTTTTCAAGGTTCTACTTTTGTTCTCACACCTAATGGTTTAAAAAACACACACGAGATAATGGCATTGTCAACAGAAACTTTGTTGTCAGGCAAGTTTATTACAAGACCTGATTGGGCACCTGTTGTAGAATGGATTTGGTTATTACTAGCATTGATTTTCTTTTTACTTGTTATACCTAGAGTTGGTTTATTATGGTCGGTATTATGTTTAGTAGGTTTCTATTGTGAGTTAGCAATTGCGAGTGGTTATCTATGGCATAGTAGATTGATACTTACAGATTGGTCATCAATTGCAATAATAGGTAGTATAGTATGGACACACCTGATATACAATAACTTTGCAAGAGAGAACAGATTAAAACTACAAATTAAGAAACAGTTTGAACATTATCTTGCACCTGCTATGGTCAAGAAACTACAAGACAACCCTAGTCTATTAAAACTAGGTGGCGAAACTAGAGAGTTGACTTTTCTTTTCTGCGATATAAGAGGATTTACACCTATATCAGAAAAGTATAAATCAAATCCACAAGGCTTAACAAAACTTATCAATTCATTTCTAACACCAATGACTGATATTATATTGAAGTCAGGTGGCACAATAGACAAGTACATGGGTGATTGTATTATGGCGTTTTGGAATGCACCATTAGATTGTTCTAATCATCAAGACAAAGCTATTATAGCTGCTTGTGATATGGAAAGTAAAATGAAAGAATTAAATTTAGGTTTCAACATAGGTATCGGTATTAATACAGGTAAGGCTGTTGTAGGTAATATGGGCAGTGAACAAAGATTCGACTATTCTGTACTAGGTGACGCAGTTAACCTAGCAAGTAGATTAGAAGGTGTTAGTAAAAACTACGACACAACAATTATAATAGGTGAAGACACTTATAAATCATCAAACAAAATACATGATAAAATGTACAAAATAGATAGTGTTACTGTCAAGGGTAAATCAAATAAGGTTGATATATACTCAATAAAAACATATAAATAGTAAGATGGCAACAGTATTTGACAAGATATTAAACACTGCAACAGGACCAAAATCATACGATTGGTACAAAAAGAAAGTATCAACAATGACTACACCTGGTGCTAAAAGTTTAATATCATCAGGTAAAGCAACTTTAAGACCGAAATACGGTATAATGAATCTTTTTGGTTATGACCCTAAACACAAAGAGAGATTACCTTACTATGATATATTTCCTTTGATACTACCTTTAGAACCAGCAAAAGGAGGTTTTATAGGATTAAACTTTCATTACTTACCACCTGGAGCAAGAGTGGCATTTTTGAGAAGTTTAGCTTCTGAGGCTAGCGATAAAAGATTTGATAGAAAAACTAGATATACTATTAATTGGAAGAATAACACTTATATGAAGAAGACAGCAAAACATTATTTATTTAATCATGTAAGAACATCATTCTTAAATATAACAGCAGATGAAATGGCAATTGCAATATTTCTACCTGTAGCAAGATTTAAAAAAGGAAGACCATATTAATGATAAAGTTATGGAATAAATTAATAGAAAAACTATTTGGCAAAAGATGTCAATGTAAGGACAAGTAATGGCAATTTTTAGACAAGGTAAAAGAGTAGGACCATTTGACATTAGAGGTGGTATATCAAGAGGTGATTATAAGACTAGTGCTTATCACAAAACAGATAGAGATCCTAGATTTAAAATGCAAGCCAATCAAGAAAATACTATTGGTCGTTTTAGAGCAGCGATGGCTTCGGCAGAAGGATATGCTAGACCAACAAGATTTGCTATTAGAATATTTCCACCAGCTAATTTAGGTTTAATGATTCAAAATCAAGGTGCTACTACAAATAGAGGAGGTAACACACCTCTTAATCCTGAAATGTATAATGGTGACGGACAAGTTAATAAATCGGTTACTGGAACTTATATGAATCAGTTAGTGAATACTTTAGGAAGACAAATTAATATACATTGCGACACTGTTGTATTACCAGGTAAAGACTTACAAACTCAACAAGTGCAATACGGTTCTGAACCTGTAAGAAATATGGTTACATCACATGGATTTGATGGTAATATAGTTGCTACTTTTTATGCAGATAAATATTTAAGAGAACGACACTTTTTTGAAGCATGGCAAAGACTTGCAGTTGATACAGGTACACATAAAGCAAATTATTATGATAATTATGTTGGTAAAATGCATATATACCAATTAGGTTCAGATGATCAAGTTAATAGAGATATGCCAACTTATGCTCTTGAAGCAATTGATGTATATCCTGAGAAAATAGGTTCATTAGATTATAGTTATGCAAATAATAATACGATTGCAAAAATTACTATTGAGTTTTCATATAAACAATGGTTTAATATGGGAACAGAAAGTTCAAGAGGATTAGAATTTGGCCACTCTATGCAAACGGCGGCCGATGTTAAAGCAAGAGACCCAGGTTTATTTGGTATGTTACCACCTGATCTACAAAGAGCAGGTAGAGATATATTTCAACAAGGCCGAACAGTATTCAACCCAATAGGAAGAATATTTAAGGGGAAAGTTTTCCCACCATTTACATAATAATTATATAATAAGGAGAAAATATTATGGCACTACCGAAACTGACAACTCCCACATATGAGTTGGAAATACCATCAACGGATCAAAAGATTAAGTATCGACCGTTCTTGGTGAAAGAAGAAAAGATACTTATGATGGCTATGGAAAGTAAATCAAGTGCTGACATTACTCAAGCTGTTAAAGATATTGTGAGTGAGTGTACTTTTAACAAAGTAGATATAAGCAATATGCCTATGTTTGATGTTGAGTATATTTTTTTAAACATTAGATCAAAATCTGTAGGTGAGATTTCTAAACTAAAAATATTATGTCCAGATGATGGTAAAACTTATGCTGATGTAGAGTTAAAACTAAATGAGGTCAAAGTACAAGTAGGCGATGATCATACTAATAAGATTGAATTAGGTAATGCTATGGGTATTATTATGAAGTATCCTACTATTGATTCTTTTAGTGAGACTGGTATTAGAGATATTAACCCTAGCAATATGTTAGAAGTTATTACAACTTGTATTCAACAAATTTACGAAGAAGATGGTAAAAAAGTTTACGAGACAAAAGATCAGACTAAAAAAGAAATAACGGAGTTTATTGAGCAATTGAATACTAAACAATTTAAGGATGTACAAAAGTTTTTTGAGACTATGCCTAAATTGAAGCATGAAATTACAGTAAAGAATCCGAAGACTAAAAAAGAGAGTAACATAACACTGACAGGACTTAACGATTTTTTCGGGTAGCCCTTTCACATGATAGTTTAGAGAATTATTATAGTACTAATTTCTCTTTAATGCAACATCATAACTATTCTCTTTCAGACTTAGAGAATATGCTACCTTGGGAAAGGGAAATATATGTAGATATGTTAATTACATATATTAAAGAAGAAAACGAAAAAGAAATGAGAAAAAAACAACAAGGATAAAAATTATATGGATTTTAATAACGATGGTAAAATAAGTTTTTGGGAGATGTTCCCTTATTGGTTTGATAAACTAAGATTGTTTCCGAGAATATTCATAACGGTATACATCTATATGTTTTATCAAGTTACTGAATGGTTTATGGCATTACCTGAACCCAACAATGCACAGGCAGGTCTAGTATCTGTTATAGTGGGTGCTGGGGCAGCATGGTTTGGTCTATATGTTAATTCAACTTCAAAACAAACAACATCAATAACAACTAAACCAGTTAAAAAAGTATTAAACGAGAATCAAATAGGATAATATGGCATTAGGAGCATTATCATTACCAGCGATAGAACCAGCATTTACTGCTGACAATACAGCTATGGTTCCTGTAACTGTAGGTCAAGGTGATAAGAAGTTAGGCACAATAGAAATTAAATCACCCATGGGTGATGTTATGGGCTTCTTTGCAGGTATAGATAAGAGTCTTATTAAATTGGTAGAGTTTGCTAAAAAGTCATTTAGCATAGAAGAAAAGGAAGCACAAACAGATAGTTTAGATAGACAAGATACTGATACACCAAAAGTAGAAGGTGGTAAGAGTATGATTGATACTCTTAAAGATTCATTTGCTAGTTTAGGTGATGCTTTTGATCAGGTAAGTATAGGTGAAAAGTTAGGGGCATTATTGTTAGTTGGTGCTTTAGGTGTTTTTATTAAACTTCAAGACGCTCTTGTAGCAGTTCTTACACCTATTATAGCTGGCGTTAAAAAACTAGTAGAAATATTTGGTTTTGACGGTGTATTCGCAACATTTTTAGGTATTTTTATAGGAGTTAAATTTTACGGTGTTATGGCAGCACTTGTTGTAGGCTCAGGTAAAATGCTTGCAGGTCTTTTAAATTTATCAAAATCAATCGGATCATTTTTTCCTAATGGTTTAGCTGGCATATATAAAGGAATTAATAAAGGATCAAGTCTTCTTTTAAAAGGTGCAAAAAGTACCTTAAGTGCTATAAGTGGTGGTTTTCAAGGTTTATTTAATGGTATAGGAAAAGCATTTACAGGCATAAGAATAGGTCTAGTTGCTATGAGAGCAAGTTTATTACCTATAGTAGCAGGTTTTGTACTACCTATTGCAATTGCAGCCGCTGCTGGTGCAGTATTGTTTAGTTTGAAATCGAGTATTGAAACATTTAAACAAGCAATTGATGGTGGTGATAGTGTTATGTCAGCACTAGTTAAAGCAGGTAAAGACTTTTTTGCTACACTATATACATTACCATTTACATTAATAAAAAATGTAGTAAGTTATTTTGCAGGTAAATTTGGTTTTCCTAACTTTAAAGAAAAATTAGATAATCTTGACTTCAAACAAGGATTCATTAACATATTAGATAACTTTGTTAGTAATGTTAAAAACTTCTTTGCTAGTATATTTGATTTTGATATAGGAAATATAATGAGTTCAATAGGTGATTTAGGTTCTAAAATGGCAAACACTTTAAAGGCAG